TCATTTTGGATTGTTTGCAAATGCCAAGTTGACCTTTGAAATCAGATCCTTGGGCTGATTGTATGTCAGGTGAGCGTAAATATCCAGAGTGATTTTTGCATGCTCATGTCCGGCGAGCACCTGAACCGTCTTGACATCAACACCGGCCAGCAGGAGATTTGTGATATACGTGTGCCGGAGCTGGTGCGGCGCTACATGGAAGTCGATGCTGTAAACGACCGTATTGTTGTGAGCAGCCTTTTCGCCTAGCGTCGGGGTCACGGTGTGCTTTATTTTTTGACCGTTAACATAGCGGGTATAGGTTCGCTCCTTCGTACTGCGGACGGTAACGTATTTCCAAAGCCGCGTCCATTGTGTCCCGGAAAGCGGGCCACCGGTGCTGCTGGCGATCACATAATCATCCGCAGAGGATTCTTTGACGGCCTTTAGGCACTCCACCAACTGGGGCGGAATTGGGATGGTTCTCTTCGAGGCTTTTGTCTTCAGGTCGGGCAGCACGACCGGCCGGTTATGCTCCGTGTGCCATGCCCTGCAGACCGAAATATGCGGTGCATTGCCGTCAAGGAATACACTGTCCCATTGCAGGGCTAGAGCCTCCTCGCGGCGGAGGCCGGCGTAAAGACATAGCATGATGAATGGATATGGGGGCAGCCCACGAACGGCGTTCAAAAGAATCGTGACCTGCTCCCCGGTAAGAGCCTGCTTTTCCTTTGCGGCCTTCCCGCCTTTTGGGTTTAAGTTTTCACAGGGGGATTCGTCTATGATGTGGCTCTCAACGGCAGAGGCGAAGATCATCTTGTAAAGCATTTGCACACCCCGATAGATCGAAGCGGACTGTGAGGCGGCTTTGGTTGTCGCCATCTTCACATCGTCTGGGGTAACTTCGAGCATATGCTTCTCACCAAGCGGAGCAATAATATAAATTTTAACCTTTGAGGTGTAATCAATCAGTGTCGTAGTTCGGATATGCGGCGCGTGCATGGCAAGCCACTTCTCGGCGTAGTCCTGCACCGTTGGATTCTCGCGCCGGTACACGGCCTCTTCAATCTGGCGCTGCGCAGCTTCTATTTTTTCCGTCAGCGCCACCGGGGTCTGGGCGTAGAGAGCCGCATACTTACCATCCGGACCTTTAATCCGCTTGCGGTACTCATTCCGACTTGCAACGAATTCATAAGTCGGTTTTTTCGGTCGCGCCATAACATTCCTCCGTCACTTCTTTAGCAATGCAGTGAAATATTAACGATTTTTAATTGCTATTTGTTTCTTGTATTGCTTCGACTATACCATTGTCAAAATAGATATATCCACAAGAATAGACCCATTGCTCTCCAGCGCCGTTGACTGTGGTCGTTTTGTTCTTTTTTTCCGGATACCCCCAAGTCGAATCAATTACTTGTTCTTCCGTCATACCGATTTCCGGAGCCACTAGCAGCTCGGGATGGTCTGTGGAATCGCTTTCTTTGTCAAATACATTTCCGTCTGATACAGTGCCGTTTTTTTGGACAGCTCGATAAACCAGCTGCCCGTTTTCATCAACGAGCAATACCGCTGGAAGCAAAGCGCTTGAACCACTGCTATTAACCGAACCGTCATCGTTCAAGGATAAATCAAAAGAATCCTCAGTATCTCCGCTACTATGGTGGTTAATATACAACAATTCCCAACCACTGATTACGATTGTTTTGGGAAGGAATTTGGCTCCATCTTCCCACGTCCCTTGATATGGCATCATAACCGATATATTTTCAATATAACTTTCTGAATCACGATATTCCCCTAATTCTTGAAACATAACAACAGCCGTTGCAAAGTCCCCTGCTTCATATTTCTCAACAGCATTTAGATATTTTGATTCTGACGGTGAATTTATTGATGAATTTACTGACGATGGTAAGTCATCAGAAGTGGGACTTGTTTCACCACCATGATCGCATCCAGATAAACAAATAAGTATTATTAATAAGTACGCTATGAATGCTTTTTTTCTCATTTAAATTTCCCCCATAAATTTAAATATACAGCAAGAAATTGTCGTTTTGTGGCGGAAGTAATTAAATATCTTTTCCAGCATGAAATACTAAAATCTGCTATAATGACCATACTGCCGGCAGCTACTTTTTAAAAGGAGCTGGTCACATGGATAAGCGAGATAATAGCTGGGAAGAGGTGCGCGATACGTACCTCTCGCTTGACGATGGAGAAAAAAGCCGAGTACACGAGTTCATTTTGAGTTTGCTAAAAACCGAATATAATCAGCAACGTTCTGTTTCTTCTCTGAGGGAAGACCAGCAAACAAATGACTGATATCCGCATCCAGTCCGTCATCAGAAATGGTGGCGGACGTTTTTATTTCACGTTCCATACAGGCGTCAAAGCCCATAAGCCACGCTTCGGAGACATCAAGTGCGAGTGCAATGGCATATACAGCATCTTGCTTTCCCTCCCAGTCACCTTTTAGGTAGTGGGTGATGCTGGATTTGCTTATTCCTGTTCTTTTCGCCAGTTCAGTTTGCGTGACATTCCGTATATCTATCGCTTCCCTTAATCTGGCCGCAAACGTTTCGACCTTCGCCATACCCAGCACCTCACATTTGAAGAGTGAAATTATTATAACCTGCTTGTTTAGAAAAATCAACATTAATGGAGAAAAAATTTAGATTTCTCAAATAACCGTGTTGACAAACTCAAACCCGTATGCTAATCTTGTCTCGGCGGTTGAGATTTATCAACAGATATTCGGAGGTGGTAAAAGTGCCAAAAATGAATTACTCAAGACTGCTGGGCAGAATTAAAGAGTTCGGTTACACACAAAAATCTATTGCCGCCCTTGTGGGAATCAGCGAGGGACAAATGAGCCAAAAGCTAAACTTCAACTACGGATTCAAGCAAACTGAGATTCAGAAAATGTGTAACCTGCTTGATATATCTGCTCAAGAAATTGGCGAATATTTTTTTTCGCCGTGTAGTTGAGAAACCTCAACTAAGGAGGTGATGACGTTGTGACTAATGAAAAGGCGTGCGGATTGTTAACCAGAAAAGAAGCAGCGGCGCGGTTGGGTGTATCCGTGGTTACCCTGGATATCGAACGCAGCAGCGGACATCTAGCGTACATACAGCGCAAACCGGGAGGCAAAGTGTGGATTACGGAAGAAGCAATTTCCGAATATCTGGCGCGAGCAACACACCAAGCCAGACCTGAAAAGAGCACGATTCGGTCGCAGTTCCTTCGAAAAAGAGCCTGAAGGGCCAAAATGATGAAAGGAGCACACAAGATGAAAGGAGCTGTTATTACCCCTAAAACGAGCGGCGCGATCGCAAAAAAAGAAGAGGCCGTGCTGCTGTCACAGACACGACCCCGGGCAAATAAACCTGTCAGCATCATATCAGTATCGCGCGCAGCTGTCAATCAGGAGAGGTGGTGCAACTGATGGACAACCTGAAAGAAACACTATTGGCCGGAGGCATTGCGCCGAAGGAGGCCGTCCGCGTGGTCAAGGCCCGTTTCCCCAGCTTCGACAAGACGCTGCTTTCCAAATGCTCAAAGCCAGAAAAATACGGCGTGGTACTCCATCCTGACGGCTACGAAGCATTGTTCACGAAGTATCCTGCCGCGCAGCCCCAGGAGCCTGCGGACACTTCGCAGCAAGCCAAAGCCGAACCAACCACGAAAAGACATAAATCCGGCGGCCATCGCCTGAAGTGCCGCATATCATGCCGCCTTGAAAATGACGAGTATGAGCAGTTGCAACGCCTTGTCCGGTCCGATGGGTTTGATACCATGCAGGACTGGCTCACTTATCAGGTCAGGCAGTACATCGCAGATTTTGAACAAAGGAGAGACGCAATATGCCAGGAAGAGAAGATTACGAAGAGCGTCGTCAAGCCAGGATCGACCGATTGAACGACGCAGCCTATAAGGCATCAAAAGAATCAGATGCGGCAAGCAAGAGAAGTTTCGATCTCGTGAAGGATATCCCGCTCGGGCAGCCTAACATCATCGGCCGGCCTGCACTTCCGAATCTGAGGGCCAAAAGCGCAAAGCTGATGGACAAGTCCGTTGAACTGTCCGACAAGTCCGCCTATTACGCTGATCGCGCCGAGGCGGCAGAGAGCAACAGCGCGATTTCCTCGGACGACCCGGCCGCCATCGAAAAGCTCCGGGAGAAGGTCGCAAGGCTGGAAGCTGAGAGGGACCGGGTTAAGGCTTTTAATAAAGAGGCAAAGAAAAACGGGACCGAACCGGCGCCTTGGTACACCCTTCCGTATCTCGGCCGGGACATCAAGGCCGCAAAAGAGCGCATCGCAAAGCTGGAGCGCGTCGACAACATGCCTGCGGAGCAGATCCAGTTCGATGGCGGAGAGATCGAGAGCGACCCCACCACCAACCGGGTAATGATCCGCTTTGATGAACGGCAGGATGACGCCATGACGCAAAAGCTCAAATCGAACGGTTTTCTCTGGGCACCATCGGTCAAGGCGTGGCAGCGGCTTCGTAGCCTGAACGCGCTGTATGCGGCTTGCCAGATCTGCGGGGTCGACTGGAAAGAATGCGGACAAGCATGAACCCGCATGATATTCCAGAGGACCCGATCATTCGCAATATGGAGCGCACAGGTTATCCGGACGGCAAGGAGCCGAGCTTCCCCCGTTGCCCTGTGTGTGGCGAGGAGACCGACACTTTTTACAAGAACAACGACGGCGATATCGTCGGCTGCGACAACTGCATTTCCACTGTCGACGCCTGGGATGAAACCGCCAACGAGAGGGGCCGAGAATGAATGATTGATCTGCATCCCACAACCTGCAATATCTGCGGAGGCAAGGTTATCTATACCTCAAACGCTGCGGTATATGGCCGCGAATACGGAAGCGGCATGTGCTATCTCTGCACGAAGTGCGGGGCCTACGTTGGCACCCATGAGCCGCGGCCGAGAGAAGCCCTTGGGATTCTCTCCAACAAGGAGATGCGAAACATGAAGATGGCTTGCCACAGCCTTTTCGACGCCAGGTGGAAGGGCAAGTCGAGCAAAGGCAGCAGTCAAAATCCTCGCCGCAAGGCTTATCACTGGCTGTCTGAGCGGCTCGGTATCCCGGAAGAAGAATGCCACTTCGGGTATTTTGATGTGGATATGCTTCAAAAAGCGTATTCGCTGCTGAAGGAGGGCCTCGCATGAAGAATCCGCGTAAGCTGACCAGAAATCAGAAAATCCTTCTCAGCCAGATGGGTTATGATCCCAAAGCCTATGCCCTCGCGCGGGAATTGGAGAACACCCTGATCTTGGTCTGCAAGGCCACCGGCGAAAGGCTCGTGGTTGAGAAATGATGAAGAGAGGATGACGTTATGAAAATACATACATCGGCAAAGGCCGAGGGCACCGGCTCTCCGGCTCCTGCGGCCGCTCAAATGCGGAGACTGCGGAAATCTCGGGGAAAGGCACGCAGAGCCCAGGGCGCAATAGTCATCGCGGCGCTGGCGCTTTGTTCCGGTATAATCTTCGGCGGCTTTACAACGAATACTGAAGCTGAGTCAGATAAAGCAACCTTCACCCCGACCGCAGAAGCCGCTGTACCATTGGTAAAATGCATCACCACCAAGGCGGCACAGCCAACAGAGTCTATTGCTCCTGAGCTCCCTGCGCTTCTGTCCGGAGCTGCGGACCTTGACATCGACACCCAGCGGCAGATCTACGAGGTGTGCGGAGAAGACGATCGCCTGTTCTGCTGCGTCATGGCTATCGCAGACCAGGAGACTAAATTCGATACGGAGGCCGTCGGTGACGGAGGCCGGAGCATCGGCCTCATGCAGATCAACACCGCATGGCAGCAGGACAGGATTGACAGGCTCGGAATCACAGACCTTACAGATCCCGCACAGAATGTAACCGTAGCCATTGATTACATAGCATGGTTGACAAGCCACCTTGATTTAGGTGAAAGCCCCTACGAGAGCCACGCCCTATACATGGCCTACAACATGGGGCTAAAAGGTTCCAAAGATTGCGGCGCCGCCCAGACGGAATATAGTACTGCGGCCTTGGAGCTTTATCATGCCTACCTCGCGGAAATGGAGGCGGCAAAGTGAAGATCGCGCTCAAGGGTGACACCCTTATGATCCGCGAAGCGGACAATGTGCAATTCACCATCATCAAGTCGTGGAACAAGATGAGATGGAGCAGATCTACCCAGACCCTGACTGGCGTCGCTGATCTTGAATTGCTGGACAAGCTGTCCAGCATCGTGAAACTTCCTCCTGCGGTCGAAGCGCGTCGGGTGACACTCCACACCATTGCCGATGCGGTGGACAGAGAACGCATGAACACCGATCCAGTCCCGTTCGCAAAATATCCGGTCAAGCTTCCCCTCTACCAACACCAGGTGAGGGCCGCTAATATGTGCCTCCTCACCTTCGGATGGGAAGCTCCCGAACAGGCGGTGATCCGCAGTGAGTAAAAAGCAAATCAAGCCCGGCGTTGGGATGGACTTCATTCTTTATCAGCTGAGCAGCCTCAAAGACAGCAGCGCCGAATTCGCGGCGGCTCCGGACTCCGATTCTATATGGCGGGATGATGTGGCCGCATTGGAGACGGCAATCAGCATTTTCAGCGCCCTGCAGGATGAAGGCTGCGGCAGCGCGGAGGAAGTCAAGGACATCCTGCACGATTACCGGCAGCAAGCCGAAGAGCTCAAAACTCTGCGCCAGAAATACGAATCAGCCTCCCGCCCTGTCTACACTGACGGAGTTTGGCACTGCCCGGCTTGTAACCACAGGATTGCCCCGAAGCACAGCTTCTGCCATTGGTGCGGCAAAAAGATCGGAGGATGGTGAAGAGATGCTGGAGATACTCGGAAATCTGAATTACACGGCGATCATTATCACGATCCTTCTTTGCGTCACCATCCGCAAGGTTTCGGAGCAAGCCAGGTACATAGTCCGGTGCTGGTTGGAGGGCATGAAGGTGGAGTTGGAAATCCAGAGAGCCATAAACCAAAGGAGCGTGAAGTTCTGATGGGTAGCCAAAGAGAGGAGCGTGATTTAAAAAATGGAAGAAAGTGAAGCAACCAGAAACGGGAAAGGGTTCGGATTTCTTTTCGAGATGGGCTGCGGCAAAACCCTTACGGCCATAGCGGTGGCCGGCATTGGATACCAGATGGGCAAGATCAATAAGGTCCTGATCGTGGCCCCGACTTCTGTCTGCGCCGTCTGGCCGAAGGAATTTCAGGAGTACGCGGACTTCAAGTACACCATCACAACACTGCTGGGCGAAAAGAACAAGCGCATCAAGGCGCTGGACGACCTTGACCGATTCCCTTTTAAGGCCATGAAGGTGGCGGTGATCAACTACGAATCCACGTGGAGAGACGGCATCTTCGAGCGCCTGCAGGAGTTTGACGCAGACCTTATCATCGCCGACGAGAGCCAGCGCATCAAAACACACGACGCCTCGCAGAGTAAGGCAATGCACAAGCTCGGCGACCAGGCCAGATACAAGATGATCCTTTCAGGTACCCCGGTACAGAACGAGGCAATCGACATATTCAGCCAGTACAGATTCCTCGACAGCACGATCTTCGGTCAGAACTTCTACGCCTTCAGAGGCCGCTATGCCGTCATGGGCGGGTTCAACCGCAAACAGGTAATCGGGTACCGGGATCTGGACGGCCTTATCAAGAAGGAACACAGCATTGCATACCGCGTGACCAAAAACGAGGCCCTTGACCTGCCGGAACAGACCTTTGAAAACCGCTACATACAGTTTAACCCCAAAGAGAAACAACTCTATGACCGCCTCAAGCGTGACAGCTTCGCGGATCTGGACGGCGGCGACAGGATCACAGCGACAACCGTTCTGACAAAGCTCCTCCGGCTCCAGCAGCTCACGGGCGGGTTTCTCGTGGGAGACGAAGCGGACCGTCCGCAGCTGGTCAGCACCGGGAAACTGGATGCGCTGGAAGATATCCTTAACGATTATGTCCTCGAAGGAAAAAAGAAGCTTGTGATCTTCGCCCGGTTCATTCCGGAGGTACATGAAATTATACGCCTCGCAGAGAAAACGCTCGGCAAAGCCGGAATGAAAACCGTTGGTATTTACGGCGACGTCAAAAAAGAGCTAAGGGGCGATATCATCAAGCAATTTCAGGAAGACCCGAAAACGATGGCCTTCGTCGGGCAGATCGACACGGCGGGTACCGGTATCACCCTGACGGCGGCCGACACCTGCGTGTACTACAGCGTGAACTTTAACTACGCCACCTACAGTCAGAGCCTGTCCCGGATTCACAGAATCGGCCAGCATCACCCCTGCACCTACATTCACCTCATGGTAGAGGGAACCATTGATGAGATGCTCATGAAATCGCTGGCTAAAAAGGAAGACCTTGCAAAAACGGTGGTAGACACATGGAGGGAGTACTTCTAATGACGTGCAAAGAATTGATTGAATACCTGTCCGAGTTCGACCCGGAAGAGGGCGTCGCCGCCTTGATTTTAGATCTGGAAAGCAGGCAGGCGTACAAGCCTAAAGCCTACCAGCTCATGTCCGGTGCCGAATTCCCTGTGCTCCTCTTCGAACTTGGCGAGGCGTCGCCGCTGGATGAGATGGTAGAGCAAGTCGAGGAAGGAGGCGATTCGGATGGAAATGAAGCGTGAGGACTACAAGGCCGTCAAGCACATGGACAAAGCGCAACTCACGGCCTATCTGGCTCGGGTATATCGGCGCGGCTACGAGGCTGGGGTAAAGGCTCTCGCATCCGAGATGAAGAATGCTCCTCAAAGCGAACGGGCGGATTCAGGCGGTGCCAAGTCATGAAGCAGATTATGCATCTTTGCTACAGCTGCGCCGAACGCATGGCCGAGGGGTTCAGCGTAAGAAAGACCTCAGACAGCTCGGCTGACGAGAAATGCGAGCTCTGCAAGAAACGGTCATACCTGAATACCTACGAGGTCTCCTCCAAAAAAGGAGGCGGACAGGATGAATAAGCAGCCGCTTCCCTTTGCCATATATGACACGGCCGACGCGGAGCTTCCCACTCTGCAAGAGATAGGCGACGCGCTGGAAAACTACAAGCCTCAGCCGTCACAATTCATAGCAGCCATTTGGAAAACCCTTCAGACTGTCAAAGCGCACGGTTCCCATCGGCTGATTGTCACGATACTATCCCAGCCTCCAAAGGGCCGGCGCTGCATCGTTTCCAAGCTTGATGACGGATACCGCATTGAGAAGGGGTGTCTGTACGGTACGCAGCGAATAGACATCTGCCCCAACGCCGACAAATGCCCGGGCGGGGTAACTGACGCCAGAGTTTGCGAGGACATATTCAGCCGCTTCAAGAGCAAGCACGGGATGTGCGGAAAGGAGGAATAGGCAGTGAAGCTTACTATATCAACCAAAATTCAATCCTTCACCTTAGAGCTTCCGGATGAGGAATGCGCAGAGCGTTTTCGTGAGCTGGTGGGCGCTGTTATTTCTGCGAAGACCACCTCAGGCAGCGTTGAGGCGGACACGCCAGATCTTCCTGTTGAAGACGAGCCTGAGCCAACACCAAAATCAATGGAGCAGGTGTTGCCCACCGTGAAAATGCCGGTTCCCTTGCAACCTGCTTCAGTACCGGAGAGACAGCCTGAGCCAACACTGTATCGAGGCTTTCTATACATCAAGTGCCCAAAATGCGGAGAAGCCCGGGGATTCAACGCAAAGAATGAGGTCAGCCGATACTATTGCAATTCCTGCGGTACTTCGAGCGAGCTTCCGGCAAACCTTACGCCCCTCTTCGTTAACTGCGAATGCGGCCGACGCTTCAAGTACATGACAAACATCACGGAGGATCTCTTCGATATCCCATGCTTAAACTGCGGAAGTCCAGTGCCTGTTCAATACAATCCCAGATCAAACTCCTATGAGACCATCGGCAGAACCCAAAGGAGGAAAAAAATATGCCTGAAATAACTGTTATGAAAGCAATCACAGTATGGCAGCCGTGGGCGTCGCTCTGGGCCTGCGGTGCAAAGCAATTCGAGACTCGCCCTTGGGCGACAAAATACCGCGGGCCGATAGCCATTCATGCCGGGCTTGCCTTCGACAACTCTTTTACAGAAGAGTTTGCCAAAGCTGCACATGCTGCCCTCAAGAAGTCCCTGCCAGGGTTCACCTACATGCACGAGCTCCCGCGCGGCGCGATCATCGCTACTGCCGAGCTGGTAGGCTGCCACAAGATGGTGTTACACGGCGGGCGCGGCCTGTCCAGCGCCTCCCCTGGCTGGCTCGAAACAGACCGTGGAATTTACGAGCCGGACGAACAGGAGCTGCTTTTTGGTGACTGGACACCGGGGCGCTATGCCTGGGAGATCGCCAACGTTAAGATGCTGGAGACGCCTATTTCCGCCAAGGGCAAGCAGCGCCTGTGGAATTGGGAGAATGCATCATGAATACCATAACAGTCAAAAACCTTTCAACCTTTGCGGACTATTCAGCGGTAGCGAGAGTGGCCCGGCTCATGTCCGGAAATGAATACTATGCCACTCACGATGAGCACGGCAATGAGGTGATCCGGATCACGCGCAGCGGAAACACCTACACCGTGCTTGATATGGGGGGCTGAGCATGAACAGGTACATTTGCCCGGTCTGTGGCCGGTTTTCCTATTCTTCCGCGCCCCCGGAAACGCAGGTTGACGATAGCTGCCCGTATCCCTTCTGCGACGGGCACGTCATCCCAGCCCCTGAAGACCAAAAATGCCGCGTCTGCGGATGCACCTGGGATCATGCCTGCCCCGGAGGCTGCTACTGGGTAGAACCTGACCTGTGCAGCCGGTGCGCGGAAAAGGAGGCAACGAAGCATGGCGACGAAAAAACAATATAGCGGCGACACATCCGTTTTTGAAAAGAAGTTGAGCCGCGTCATGGAGCGGCTTGGCGTCAAAAAGTATCAATGCGACTGGACGCAGGGCAAAAGCGGAAGCAGCTGCTACGTTGAAATGCACTATGGCGGATCTGTTTACCGCTTCGAGAACAGCACTGAGAAATCGGCAAAATGCGGCCGGAATCTGGCCTATGTGAGCGACCTGTTTGCTGCCGTGGTCTATTCGCTGGAGGGCCTGGCTCGCGCGGTAGAACAAGGTATCTTCACGCTGGATATGCTGCTCGCGGGTGTCCCGGCGCTTCCTGCCGCCGCGCCGTTGGAGCCGTGCTTCTCAGCGCTCGGATTTACCAGTCGGCCAGAAAGCGCCGATGCGGTGAAGCTTCAATATAAGCGCATGGCGAAGGTTATGCACCCGGACGCAGGTGGTAGCGCAGAAGCCTTTGCCGCTCTTAATGACAACTATGCCGCATGCTTGAAGGCGGTGGAACAGGAGGATTAACTTTATGGATGAAATGAAGCGCATTGTACTCTGCCGGCTATGCGGCCGTCCTGAATATTACGGAGACATGCGCTGGCTCTCGGGGCGCTGCATGTGCCGGGCCTGCTACCGGGCAGATTATTACGATCGAACCGGAAAGCCTTATTCCTGGGACGATCTCGACGGCCACGCCCCAACGATGGAAGAATATCTCGCCCAGCAGGAACAGGAGGCCTAAAAAAATGTTTAGCATCAAGCTCAAAACCACCACGGCAATCTATTGCCCCTATTGCCATTCCCCGCTGGTGGAACATGCGAAGCCGAAGGTCACTGAAGACCTGATTGCCCACAATGAGCTTTACGGCGTTCGGTGCAGAAATTGCGGAGCCAAGGGGTACATCCATGAAAGCTGGGGCTTGCCGAAACAGGCAGAAAAGGAGAGCTGAAGACAATGGAAAGCAAAAACCTCTGCCCGTTCAAGAAACGGGTCCACAAGGAAACGAATCCCATGACCGGCGTAACCACAACTCATGAATGGTTCGAGGAATGTGCCAAAAAGCGGTGCATGGCTTACCGGAACGGCAAGTGCCTCCGCCTGGAGTGTGCAAATAACAGAAAGGATGGTTCACATGATCCTGCTTGACATGGTACGGGAGTACCAAACCCTGCTTGAGCGCAAGGACGAACTTGCGGCTCAAACCAAAGATAACAATGCCGCCATCGAAGACCGCAAGGCGAAAATCGCGCAGCAGATGGTTGATGATGACTGCCCCCGCATTTCCAGCGGCGGTTACTCATTCAGCCTCGCGCAGAAGACCATTTACAGCAAGCGGTCGGAAGAGGAGATCAAGGATAGTGGCGTGGCTTTCTTCGATGTTCTGCGTGAAGAGGGCCTGGGCGACATCATCGTGGAGAAGGTAGATCCCCGCACTCTCCAGGCTACGATGAAATCCTACATAGAGGAAAACGGCGAGCTTTCCGAAGCGCTGGACAAGGTGGTCAATGCCTTCGAAACAGTTGACATTACCCGGCGAAAAGAAAGTGTGAAAATTGGAGGTAAAAAATCATGAGCGACTATGAGCAAATGGAAATGGACATGACCCTCAAGGCTGATCTGGACATCAAGGAGAATATCCTGACGGCGATCCACTTCACCAAGAACAAGATCGTGGGCGGCGACACACCTCCGGCCAAGGTTTGCAACCGGCACGAAGCTTACGGCATCGCCGCAGAAAACTTCTCCGCCCTGCAGGGCAGGGTCAAGGCCATCAAGGACAACATGGGCACTTTGCTTAATACCCTGCCCGATCCCAATTTCCCGGCGCTGGAGGCCGTCAGCGCCCTTTGCAACAGCACAACCGACGCCGCAGTGCAGGCGGTCCGTATGGCCGCAGAGATGCAGAGAACCCTGAACGACCTCTACATCGTGGAACAGATGGGCAATGACAGCACCACTCCGATGGACGAGCTGGTCGCTGCCGTTGATGGTGACTTTGCCGAGGCTGAACCCGCCGAGGCCGAAAACGAATAATAGGAGGATATGAAAATGGCTAAGAAAACGGAACTTGCTGTGATGGACAGCTTCAAGATCGCGAACCGCTTTGAGGGCATGGACCCGGACCTCATGGCGGAGCTTCAGGACCAGATGGAAGATCTGGACAACGAGAGCGGTATTTCCTGCCGCATGGTCAAAATTCCCTCCGGCGGCGGCCTGGCCTACGAGGTGCAGGGTGACGACGAGGACGATGTGGAGTACATGAAGGAAGTCAGCGGCGTGATCGTCTTCACCCATCGCCTGAACGCTTACTGGGAAAAGGAATACGGCTCTGGCGACGACGGGGACAAAATCCCGGTCTGCTCCAGCATGGACGGGAAGGTCGGCATCCGCAACGATACCGGCGAAGTCTGCGACTGCGAGCATTGTCCCCTCAACGCTTACGGCACCGACATCAAGGGCGGCAAGGGCAAGGCCTGCAAGAATATGCGCCGGGTCTACATCATGATGGACAATGACCCGAACCTTTATCTCCTGACCGTCCCGCCCACGTCCATCAAGGATGTGAATAAGCAGCTTGCCCGGATCATGGGTACCAAGGGCATTCCCTACACCGGACTGATCGTCTCCTTCAAGCTCGAAAAGGCGACCAATGCCGGCGGCATCGCCTACAGCAAGGTAACCATCGAAAAGAAAGGCATCCTTCCTCCTTCAGCTTCCGGGATGGCCAAGGAGCTGCGCCGTCAGATCAAGGGCAAGTATACGCAAATGGCAATCACCTTGAACGACTATAACACGGTGACGCCGGCCGCGCATGATGCCGACGACCAGGAGCAAACCGATGAAGCGACCGGCGAGGCCGAGTTTACTGAGGTTGCCCCGGCAGATGATCTGCCCTTCAAGGATTAAGCTGAGCAGGTTCAAAGAATTGCAATCGCGGGGGTACCGCAAGGTACCCCCGCATGACGGGAGCAGCCTATGGAAATATACAGCGAAAGGACGGTGAGAGCAGATGACGGCAAAAAATGCGGTTGACCTGGACAGGATTGTCGATTATAAAGCGGAATACAGCGCCGTCATTGAGAAGCACAAGATCACCGGCGATAATCTCACCGGGTTATGCCCTTTTCACGAAGACAGAAACAACAGCTTCTCCGTTGACCTGAAGACCGGGCAATGGCACTGCTTTTCGGAGGACCGGGGCGGGAACTTCGTATCCTTCTGGGCGGAATATTACAAGGTGGACACAAAAGACGCCTACAAGGCCATTCTTGACAAATACGGCCTGAATCAGGAGAGCCCCAAGGCGGCACGGCCTCAAAAGGCCAGTGAAGCAGATCCGGCCATGGTCTCTTATACCGTCGGTCAGTATTCCTTTGAAAAGCGGCTGCCTGAAGACTTCCTGCAGGATACTTGCCATGTCAGCACAGGCAAGGAGCGGAACGGCACTACATTCCTCCGTATTCCGTATCTCGACATAAATGGCGAGGAATCCACCTTCAGGAAAAGGTTTGGAAACAAGGATTTCAGGTGGAAGTACGGCTCCAGCGGTAAAATCTGCCTCTATGGAGAATGGCACATCCCGGAAATTCGCAAAGTGGGTTATGTCGTCATGGTCGAGGGAGAGTCAGATACGCAGAGCCTCTGGTATATGGGTATCCCCGCCGTTGGCGTGGCCGGAGCGTCCATGTTCAAGCCGCAGCAGGCCGACGTACTGCAGAATTTGAAGCTTTATATTCACAAAGAACCGGACAAGGGCGGGGATACCTTTGTTGCAAAAGTCTGCAGCGGCTTAAAAGAGGGCGGATTCATCGGGGAAGCGTATCTCTGGAGCTGCGAGCGGCTCGGGGTGAAGGACCCGTCCGATCTCTACATAAAGCACGGGCAGGAAGAAGCGGCGAAGTTAATCCGGGAGGCGCTCGACGGTGCCGAGAAGATCGATCTCGATAAGGAGCAGGTACCCGAGGCGATCACCGGCGCGCCAATTAATCTCAGACAACCAGAACACTGGCTCTACTCGGAAAAGGGAATCAGCATAATCGACGAAAAGAAGTTCACTCCGACCAGCGTCTGCAGAACGCCGATCATTCTGACGCAGCGCCTGAAGAGCATGGAAACCGGTGATGAGAAGATGGAGATTGCCTTCAAACGAGATGACAAATGGAACACCGCCATCTACCCACGTTCCACGATCTTTTCAAGCCGGGCAATCACAGCGCTTGCGGACTTGGGTTGTACCATCACCAGCGAGAACGCCAAACAGGTGGTGCGGTTCCTGGGCGCTTTGGAAGCGGAGAACATTGACATCATTCCAAAGGCCGATGCAACCGGCACGTTTGGATGGCAACCAGGCGGACGATTCCTCCCCGGCCGCGCGGAGGGGATCACGCTGGACATTGACCCTTCACAGCGCGGTATGGCGGCGGCTTATTGTCAAAATGGCACCTTCGAGAAGTGGATTGAGCACATGGCGCCTCACAGAGCAAGGGACAAGTTCAGGTTTATCCTTGCGGCCAGCTTCGCGGCTCCGCTTCTGCGAATCGTAAAGCAGAGGATCTTCTTCGTATATAACTGGGGCGGATCAAAGGGAGGCAAGACCGCTGCCCTTAAAGCGGCGCTCTCTGCGTGGGGCGACCCGGAACGGCTGATGGTGAATTTCAACGCCACACAGGTCGGCCTCGAACGCACGGCGGCTTTTTATTGCGACCTCCCCCTCGGCATCGATGAGCGGCAGCTCGCGGGGAACAATCAGGGAACGCTGGAGAAGGTCGTCTATATGATCGCGTCCGGCACAGGCAAAATCAGAGGCGCAAAGGGCGGCGGTCTTCAGACTACGCACCAATGGCGCACCATAGCTTTGGCAACCGGCGAAGAGCCGCTCAGTACGGACACAACGCAAACGGGTGTCAGTACCCGTGTGCTGGAAATATACGGCGGCCCATTCGAGAATGAGCAGGACGCCGGGCTGATGCATCAGCAGTCTGTCATGGACTGCGGCTGGGCCGGTCCCGCCTTTGTGGAACGCATCATCGGGCTTCATGAGCGGCAAATTTGTGAAGCATATGAGAAGATGCAGAGTTATGTCCGGGCAATCAGCGAGGGGAAAAACGGGTCGCACATCTCCGGGATCTCGACGGTTGCACTGGCCGATGCCCTTATTGACAGCTGGTTCTTCGGAGGCTCAAAGGAAGAGACGCTCATTCAAAATCCAGAAGCGAATTCGGAAATTCTGGAGCCGCTGGGAATTACCATGGAATCGTGGGCCAGAGCAAAGCGCATGGCGGCGAATATCCTCATTGACCAGGTGGAAAGCAACTCCATGGACGTCAACGAGAACGCGACGCAATTCATAGTGGACTGGATACTGTCAAACAAGGCTTACTTCGGCACCAACGCCATAGGCACCTGCCTCGGCATGCTCTCTGAATCAGGGAACACGGTATACATATTTCCCTCAATGCTGAACCAGGCGCTGACGAAGGCCGGGTACTCGCCGCGCAAAACCATGAAGTACTTGGCGGAACAAGGGCTAATCTCATCCACGACAGATAATTCCGGCAAGAAGACTTACTCTGTAATCCGCCGCTTTGGGACAAGGACCAGTCGGTTCGTTGAATTCTTCCTCGGGAATCTCTCCGAGAACAAAGATCCTATCGACGATATGGACGATATGGATGAATCCGAAGTCCCTGCAGGCTGGCAGCAGGACAAGCAGACCTCGATCTCAGAGTTTACCGAGCTTGATAGCAATGATGAAGAGCTTCCATTTTAACCTCGAAAAAATGTTACACCTAAAATTAGGTGTAACATTAGGTGTAACATTTCACACGATGTGGAAACCGCTGATAAATCAAGGCTTTTAAGTACCTGTTACACCTGTTACACCTGTTACACCTATTTTTATTGCATTCTGCAAATGCTGCACGATTCACGATTTTTTGTAAGTTGTGTAAAATTCCTAAAAAGAAGGTGTGTTTCAAGAATTAGGTGTAACAGGATACGTGGAGCCGTAAAACTCCCGCTGTTTCAAATGGTTGCGCTGTTACACCTATTTTTGAGGATTAGGTGTAACAAGCCCTAAAAGCGGCCATGCAAAGGAGATGAAAACCGTGGACGAAATCGCAGAGAAGATCGCGACCTTCGAAAAGGCGCTGGAAAGGCTCAAGGCGAACCGGGAAAAGGTCCCTATCGAGGATCTTCAGACTAAATACGCCAAATCGTACAATCAGCTGGTAGCGGAGGTCGAGAGCCTCGGGAAGTGGTACTGCGCCGAGTATTTCAACACTTTGAAATTTCCCACGCATCCGGGTGACAAGGCCGGGAATGAGTGGCTGGAAAAGAAGATCGCCGCCATCAAGCAGGATGAGCGTAAGGAGGGCGGGCTTTATGACCAGATGCGGTCCTCGCTTACCGATCGGCAGAATATGGATCAGTTCCAGGACTTGCTTGGCAAACTGTATGAGCGCCTCTACAATGAAGCCTTTGACCCATACTGGCAGCGCCATAACAGATGGACCGGCGATCCGGGTAACCGCTGGATTTACAACGACATTCTAAAAGCCTTCTGGCTTCCCGGAAAGGAGAACCCAGAGTACGGCCATTGGATCGATAACAAATACAATCCCATCAGTTACGCATTCACGCCCCACATCGGGGACGACCCGAAGAAAGAAGCGGCCACTGAAAGCCAAACCGCAGAAACAGTATGAAAGGGGAACAGAAAAATGGATACCAAAACACTGATTGCACGATTCGAGGCGGAGCTTGAGAAGGTTCAGCGCCCCGGTATTGATAAGCTCATGGCCTATATCCGTAAAAGCGATTTTTACGAGGCTCCGGCCAGCACCAAGTACCACCTCTCCTGCGAGGGCGGACTTCTCCAGCACAGCCTCAATGTTCTGGATGCGCTGCGGGGTAGCATGACCCCCACGCAAGACGGCCAGTGGGAATACCGGGCGGCCGGAAAGGTGATCGACACGATCCCGGATGATAGCGTAATCGTCATGGCTTTGCTTCACGATATTTGCAAGACCTACTTCTACACGGTAAGCCTCCGCAACGCGAAGAACGAACAAACCGGCAAGTGGGAGAAGGTCCCGTACTTCTCGGTCAAGGACAGGATGCCGCTCGGCCACGGCGACAAGAGCGTCATGATCATCAAGCAATACATAGAGCTGAGCAACCGGGAGATGTACGCCATCTGGTGGCACATGGGATATACCGACACGCAGGATACCTTGGCTCTCGGAAACGCTATTGAATTGTACCCGGCAGTCTGGGCGCTTCACAATGCCGATATGATGGCAAGCCGTATGATGGAGGCTGATGCCGGCAATAAAGAGCCGTTCACCCAGGCCGACCAGGAGATGGAGCAGGCGCCGGTTACGGATGAGCCCCCTTCAGACAATGCGGAGCCGGTCTTTGAGGAAGCACCGTCCTATGGCTCCTAACGCTATCGCTATCCGGAAGCAGAGCCGCCGCCTTTCCCGATCGGAGATGATGGACTGGATCAAAGAGAAATCCGGAAAACCGATCAGCGCCGCAGACTTTGACAAGCTTATGCGGGAAGCGCTTCCCAAGGAGAGCTACTACCAAACCGCCATCATGAAGTGGATACAGGAAGCCTACCCTTCGGCCTTCGTTTGGAAAGCAGCTGCCGGGCCATACAGCAGGCAGGGCATCCCGGATGTTTGCGCCATCATTGACGGCAGGTTTTACGGCTTCGAGATCAAACGTCCATTCATTGGGGAGCTATCCAAAATACAGGAAGAAACGATAAAAGCAATTCGGGCAGCTGGTGGAGTTGCTGCCGTGGTTTCCTTCCCGGAACAGGCAAATAAAGTAATCGACAATGGAAACCCTTAAGGAGGTGCGAATATGAAAGACTTAAGCGAACTTGATAAATGCAGGTCGGACGAAAAAGATGAAATCGGCATGTACGGAAGCAACAAAAACGGAGGCTTCGGCATTGAGGTTAATGGTCATCGGTTTTTCGTAATATCCGCTGTGGGCGATGATGGGTGGGAAGCCGTCAGCATCAGACCACTTGACTTAGATCACTACCCGACCAAGGAAGATATTGCCGCCATAAAGGACATGTTTTTCGAGGCGAGCGAGGCTATAAGCACAATCAGCGTAGAGCTGTTTCGGCTGCCAGAGGCGTGGGGACGGCCATGAAAGAAAACCCTCGACTTAAACGCAGAAAGTAATTGGTTAGGGAGGATCAAAGCTGATGGCAAAAGATAAATCGCAAGATTACATAATTCGTATGGCTGCAGAGGCCGGGACAAAGGCCGCTCTTGAGGCTTATGCGAAAGAAAAGGAAAAGGAAAAAAAGCGGCGCTCTGACAGGCGGCTGCGCGACACTAAGCGGCTGATGAAGAACTACCGAGAAATCAAGATTCACGCCGGCGACGCGGTCACCTCGCTCACAGAGGTGGAAGCCGAGGATTACGATTTTTTCCAAAGGCTTATGGAAGACAAGCACGATGTTGATGTTGATGCTATCGTTTCATCAAAAGCCAAATCTGCCATTATGCTCGCTCACATTGATGCAATGTTGTCGGCATATCAGACGATTTGCATGTCGTCCAAAAAGCCAGAGGAACAGCGAAGGTATCGTGTTCTTGAATCATTATGTCTGAAGGATAAAGAGGAGCAAGTATGGGATATTGCTGATCGTGAAAGCGTTGATGCGCGCACCATATACAGAGACTTTGATGCTGCCTGTGAAAAGATGAGCGCCTTGCTTTTCGGAATACAATGGATTGAGCGAGACTAATGTCACAAACGTGTCTATGAATCGACGCGAAAACGGCTACAATCGATATTGTAAAATTTTAATCATACGCCAGCCGTCCTCTGCTCTGCGGGGGACGGTTATTTCTATGGATTGGAGGTTGTTTAACGGTCTCGCGTTGCTCCTTTCGCGGGATTCCCGGCTCGGGTTGTTCGTTCGCCACCGGACAGCAGCGGGTACGAAGTCTATGAGGAGCGCGTTCCATGGAAATAATGAAAATGAAGCTCTCGGAGCTTCGGCCGGCGCAGTATAATCCGCGCAAGGCGCTGCGCCCTGGCGATCCTGCGTATGAAAAATTGAAGAATTCCATCCTCACCTTCGGAAATGTTGAACCCATTGTATGGAACCGCACCACAGGGAATGTCGTGGGCGGTCACCAGCGGCTCAGCGTGCTGCTTGATCTCGGAGTCGAGGAAAGCGAGGTCAGCGTGGTCGATCTGACCGAGGTCGAGGAAAAGCAGCTCAATATCGCACTGAACAAGATCACTGGTGAATGGGACGAGGAGAAGCTCGTCATTCTATTGTCGGACATCACCGGCGAGGGCGCGGACGCAACTGTTACCGGATTCGATGAAAAGGAGCTGGAGCTTCTGTTCGCCGAGCTGGCTGACGCAGATCCTGCCGAGGACAACTTTGACGTTGAAGCTGAGCTGCAGAAACCGCCGATCACAAAGAGCGGAGATCTCTGGCTGCTTGGCCAACACCGGCTCGTGTGCGGCGACAGCACGAAGAAAGAAACCTTTGATCTGCTGATGGATGGTAAACTGGCAAACCTCGTGGTCACCGACCCTCCGTACAACGTGGACTATGAGGGCGTGGCCGGCAAGTTCAAGAATGATCATATGGCAAGCGAAGCGTTCTACACCTTCCTGCTCGCGGCGTTCCAGAACACCGAAGCGGCGATGGCGCAGGACGCTTCTATCTATGTATTCCATGCCGATACGGAAGGGCTGAACTTCCGGAGAGCGTTTGCCGATGCAGGGTTTTACCTGTCCGGCACATGCATCTGGAAGAAGCAGAGCATTGTTATGGGGCGAAGCCCGTATCAGTGGCAGCATGAGCCGGTGCTATTCGGATGGAAGAGGAAGGGCAAGCACCAATGGTATTCAGACCGCAAGCAATCAACGATATGGGAGTTCGATAGACCAACCAGGAATCCGGATCACCCAACGATGAAGCCTGTGGATCTAATCGAACACCCGATTATCAATTCAAGCCTGACAAACTGCATTGTCCTTGACCCCTTCGGAGGCAGTGGTACAACACTGATCGCGTGCGAGCGTAAGAATAGAATCTGTTACACCATTGAACTCGAAGAGAAGTTTTGTGATGTGATCGTTAAGCGCTTCATAGAGCATGCCGGATCAGATCAGGAGGTCCGTGTGCTGCGCGATGGCAAGGAGTATGCCTACCGCGAGGTGCAGGGGGCCAAGGTACTGTGACGGGGGGTACCCAAGGCGTGCGGGCTCGTCGACCCCGATTCTCGCGTAGTCTCCGGAAAATTTTTTTCCGGGACTTTCCTTGTTGGGGCATAAAATGACCCCGAAAATTGGTGTGAAGTGAAGCGGAACGGCCGGGGAAATTGATTGACATTTGCCTGATGTCTACGCAGAAAGGGAGTGAATTTCTATGGCTACGCCGAAAAAAGAACCGGTCCAGGAAGAACCGGGATATTGTAAAACGTTGGTATTAGCAAACCTTTTTGACATAACAAGTCAATGGGTAGGCCAGCTTACCCGCGACGGCGTGCTGCGTAAGCACCAGACGAAAGCCGGGCCGCGCTATAACGTGGTCGAAGCCACGAGAGCTTATTGCAATTACCTTCGGAGCAAGGCGGCCGGGCGTGAAGATAAGGGTAACCCGGAAGCGGAGAACAGCAAGCTCAGCGCCGAGGTCAGACTAAAACAGGCCAAGGCGGACATTGCCGAGCTGGAGGTCAAGGAGCTGCAGGGCAAGATGCACCGCAGCGAGGACGTCGCGTCCATGACTGAAGATCTGATCTATTCCGTCCGCGGAATGCTGATCGCGCTTCCCGGTCGCCTGGCCGTCGACGTATCCAACATTTCCAGTCCTGCAGAAGCAGCCGACGTCATCCGCAAAGAGGTTTTCAAGATTATGGCGGAGATGGCCAATTACCGCTATGATCCTAAAAAGTACGAGGAGCGCGTCCGAGAGCGGCAGAACTGGGATGTGATGAACGGGCGTGACGAGGATGACGAGTAACAACGACGCCCTCCGGTTGAACATTGCAATTGCAAAAGCTCTGGCTGGCATGAAACCGCCCGAAGATTTGACCGTTACCAAATGGGCGGAGGATAACCGCCGTCTGTCCACCGAGAGCAGCGCCGAAACCGGGCCGTGGAGAGTAGACCGAACGCCGTACCTGCGCGATCCGCTGGATGCGTTCACCGACCCGAGGGTACGGCGCATCATCCTTGTTTCCTCTTCTCAGATCGGCAAGTCTGAATTTGAGAACAACATCATCGGCTACATCATCGACGAGGACCCGAGCAGCATTCTTTTTGTGCATCCGACAACCATCGACGCCAAGGAATATTCAAAGCTCCGTATCGCGCCGATGATTCGGGATTGCCCTACGCTCCGCAGAAAAGTAGCCAGTCCCAAAAGCAGGGACAGCAACAACACCATTCTTCAGAAAACGTATCCCGGCGGCATTCTTACGATGTGCGGTTCCACCGAGGCCCACTCCCTGGCATCCAAGCCGATCCGTTATGTAATCGGCGATGAACGGGACCGCTGGTCCGTGTCGGCCGGCAAGGAGGGCGACCCGTGGAAGCTTGCCATGGCCCGGCAGATTACGTTTTACAACGCAAAAGCCGTGGAGGTTTCCACCCCCACCATCAAGGGCGCCAGCGCCATAGAAGATTCATTTGCTGAAGGCACGATGGAACGCTGGTGTGTCCAGTGCCCGCATTGCGGCGGCTACCATGATATTCGCTTCGCTGATATCCGATATGAAAAAGAAGAAAAGATCGTCAATCACAAGAAGCAATACAAGGTAACCGAGATCTGGTATGTCTGCCCGGAATGTGCCTGCGTATCCGAAGAACGGACAATGAAAAAACAACCCGCCAAATGGATCGCGGAAAATCCGGACGCCTACGAACGGGGCGTCCGTTCTTTTTGGCTCAACTCCTTTATCAGCCCCTGGGCATCCTGGGAATCGACCATTCTGGAGTATCTTTACGCCATCGGCAGCTCGGCAAAGATGCAGGTTGTTTACAATACGCGCTTTGGTGAACTGTGGGAGGACCGCGGCGATCTGGAAGACGAGGACAGCCTGATGGCTCGCCGGGAGGAATACTCCGCCGAGCTTCCGGATGGTGTCCTGGTTCTCACCGCCGGCGTGGATACGCAGGACGACCGGCTTGAATATGAGATTGTCGGACACGGACATTTTGGTGAGACCTGGGGCGTTAAGAAAGGGATCATCATGGGTCGCCCGGATAGCAGTGAAGTATGGGAAACGTTAGACGACGTTGTCAACCACGAATACAGCTATGCAGATGGGATCACGCTCCGCCCGTCAATTACCTTTGTGGATGAAGGCGGACACTTCACGCAGGATGTGCGTATGCGCTGCCGGGAGCGGTTCAGCAGAAAGGTCTTCTGCATCAAGGGCAGCAACGGCGGAGACGGCGTGCCTTATACGGCCCCACCGAAGAAGCAAAAAATAGTTGTGAACGGGAAAGCCATAGGCACTTGTTGGCAATACGCCATAGGTGTCGATGCTGGCAAGCAGCTCATCATGGACAATCTGCGGGTACAGGCTCCTGGATCAAAATACTGCCATTTCCCAAAGCGGGACGATTATGGCGGCACATATTTTTCCGGTTTACTCTCTGAACGGCTGGTATATAAGACAGATCGAAAGAACCCATGGCAATGGGCGAAAATACCCGGTCACGAGCGGAACGAGCCTCTTGACTGCCGCAACTATGCGATGGCGGCGTTCAAGGCACTCTCTCCAGATCTCGACGCAGCAGACAGGCGACTGCAGATGGCCCGTGGTGAACAGACAAAGACGGCCGTTGCAACGGTTCCTGCGGTAAAACAAAAACGCGCCCAGAAGCAAAACTCCCGGGCAAGCCGGTATTATGACGATTGGTAAGGAGGAAATCATATGGCAAGCACAACTGAGATCAAGGCGCGGCTGGCGTTCTGGCAATCTGCGCTCGAAAAGCTCCGCACCGCATATCTCGCTCTGGTGAGCGGCGGCGTGAAGAGCTACACCATCGACGACCGGCAACTCACCCGATTTGACATCCCGGACCTCACGGACGAGATCACGGCGGCCGAGGCAAAGGTCGACGAGCTGACCGCGGCGCTCGCAGGAAAGCGGCCGCGCAAGGCATTCGGCATTGTGCCAAGAGACTGGTAATCATGGGTATACGCCCGAGAGGGCTTTTGCCACGGACTACCCGGCGGAGTTTGTTGCTCCTTTCGCCGCCGGGCGGTCCGTTTATATTTCACAAACAGGAGGCGATGAACGTTGAGCAAGAAGAGGTCCAGACGCAGCGACGGCTCACCGCAGGCTAAGGGATACAGTGAAGCCGGAGCGAGTATCACCAGACGGGCGCTCAAGGGGTTTATCCCCAGCAGCGGATCGCCGAATGAAGATATCAATCGCAATAACAGCACACTTCGGCAGCGATCCCGAATGCTGTATATGGCTTCGCCCGTGGCAACGAGCGCGATCAACACCAACCGTACTAAAGTCGTAGGTACCGGCCTAACGTTAAAAAGCAGCATTGACCGAGACGTTCTCGGCGTGTCCCCGGAAGCGGCTAAGGCGTGGCAGAAAACAACCGAAGCGGAGTTCAGATTATGGGCCGGGAAAAAACAAAACTGCGATGCGCTGGCCGTTAACAACTTTTTCGGAATGCAGCAGCTCGCCATAAAATCCTGGCTTATGAGTGGGGACGTGTTCGCAGTCGTAAAACGATACGAACCGACACCGCTCAATCCGTATTCTCTTCGCATCCATATGGTAGAAGCTGACCGCATCAGCACACCGGCGGATTATGTCGGCGGAGCTGCTGTTTCCGGATTGACAGAAGGAACCGTCCCGGACGGAGAGCCGGGGGCCGGGCACAAAATTCACGACGGCGTGGAAGTCGATGTTAACGGCCGTATTGTTGCCTACTATGTGCGCAACACTTACCCGTATCAGTACACGTCGGAGCAGACAAAATGGGAACGGGTCGAGGCATATGGAACGCTGACCGGGATTCCGAATATCCTTCAGGTCATGGACAGCGAGCGTCCGGATCAGTACCGCGGCGTTCCGTATCTTGCCCAGGTCATAGAGCCACTGCTGCAGCTGCGCCGATATACGGAAAGCGAGCTGATGGCAGCACTTATCCAGAGCTTTTTCACGGCATGGATCGAGACAAAGACAGACCCCACGGAGATCCCAACGAACGAAGTTGGCGCTGGAGATATTGGAGGCGTCCCAATCGAGGACCCGGAGGACGATAACCGTTCTTTGAGCGCCAACGAATACGAAATGGGGCCAGGTACGGTTACGCACTTGGAAGACGGCGAAACGATTAAATTCGGAAACCCAAATATTCCGACAGCCGGATTTGATACCTTCGTCAAGCGAATCTGTCAGCTTGTGGGCTCGGCCCTGGAGCTGCCCTATGATGTTCTGATCAAAGAGTTCAATTCCAGCTACTCCGCCTCCCGCGGTGCGCTGCTTGAGGCATGGGAAGCATTCAAGATGCGGCGTGTCTGGTTTGTTGATGATTTCTGCCAGCCAGTCTATGAACTGTTTCTTTCTGAGGCTGTGGCACGCGGACGGATCAAAGCTCCCGGTTTCTTCGATGATCCGCGCCTGCGCGAGGCGTGGTGCTGCGCTCGCTGGATTGGTCCGGTGCAGGGGCAGCTTGACCCAAAGAAAGAGGTCGAAGCTGCCATTCTGATGGCAGATCGCGGCATTAAAACTTATGAGCAGATTACCCGTGAGTTAGGCGGCGGAGACTGGGAGGACAACATCGAGCAGTCAAAGCTCGAAAATGAAAAGATCAAGGAGGCTGGAGGCGGCGCATTCTCCGCCTCAAACGGCGATCCGTCCGACGATGATGAAGGAGGAGGTAAAAAAGAATGAGCATTCCGATGAAAAGGGCGTTCGGCAAGAAGCCGGCCGCCGTAAATATCAAACGAGACTTTTACACGATGGCCTCCGTAGATGGAGACAGCGCTGAGATCACTATGTATGGCGACATCGTCGAAGAGCAGCCGCGGGACTGGTGGACTGATGAGCCCGTTGAGGGGCAGTACATCATCGAGAGCGAATTTCTCGAAGACCTGAATGCCGTCGCTGGGTGCAAGAAGCTGACGATCCGCATGGACAGTCTCGGCGGAGACGCCGGTGTGTCTATCCTGATCCATAACCGGCTCCGTGAGCTGGCGGCGAATGGTACGGAGCTTATCTGTATCGTGGACGGCGTGGCCATGTCCGGCGGCTCTCTCATCATGTGCGCTTGTGACACGGTGCGCGTCAACCCGTCCAGCTTGGTCATGATCCACAAATGCTGGTGTATCGCCTGGGGCGGATACAACGCCGACGAACTACGGCAAATGGCAAATTCAAACGACGCCTGGGACAAATCCCAGGTTGCAATCTATAAGCGAAAGTGCGGCCTCTCGGAGACCGTTATTGCCCACATGATGGCAGAGACAACCTACATGACCGGAAAGGAAGCCGTTGAGAAAGGCTTCGCCGACGAGCTCATAGAGGATGCTGAGCCTCTGAATATCGCAGCCAGTGCAGACGGGCGAAGCTTGTTTGTTCGTGGGCGCGAGATGCACCTGACGCCCGGCATGTTTGTGCCGGACAACATTCCTACGGTCGAATCCGGGGCCGCAGCTCCGGTTAAGACAAATATAAATCAGCCGGCTCAGACCGGCGGTCATGAAGGAGGAAACACCATGGCAAAAACCCTTGAAGAGCTGCGGGCTGAAAACCCGGAGCTTGCTACCCAGCTGATGGCCGAGGCTCAGGCCGCCGCGTCCGCAGAGGCCACCAGTACCAACACTGCCGCGGTTGAGGCAGAGCGCCAGCGCATCGCCGATATCGACGCGATCGCCGGACTGTTCGACGATGAGGCCGTACATGAGGCAAAGTACGGCGAACATCCCTGCACCGCCCAGGAGATGACTTACCGCGCGGCTCAGAAAGCCGCAAAGCAGGGATCTCAGTTCCTGAAGGACATGGCGGCAGACAATCAGGCTTCCGGCGCGCAGAAAGTTCCGGCCGCGCCTGGCGCAGAAACCGAGGTCGATGACAAGGATATGACCCCGAACCAGCGTATGACGAACGCACGGGCTGAGGTCGCTGACCTGCTCGGCAAGAAGAAGGAGGGCAAATAATGTCTACCAATCTCTATCGGAAGGTCGGCGAGATGGACTATGACGGTCTGCTCGCCGATATCACTCCCCCTGTTCAGGTGAGGGGCGGCACAATTGATCGGCTTGAAACCGCCGCGATTCTTGCGCGCGGCACGGTAATGGCAAAGGGAGCAACTACTGGGAAGCTTTTCGTGCTCGGCACTGCTGAAACTTACCAGAAATCTCAGAAATTTTCCGGGGATGGAACAACAGATGACTTCACCGTAACGGATAAGCCTGCGACGTTTACCAAGGTTACCATTGGCGGCACTGCTACCACGGCGTATACCTATGTTGCGTCCACCGGTGTTATCACGTTCACTTCCGCGCCCGCATCCGGCACTAACAACGTCGAAGCATTCTATAACATGACCGACACCGGCACGGCGGATTGTATTCTCTGCGACAACACAGAAGTTGGCACGACCGCTGATGTAAATGCCGCCGTATACACTGCCGGTTGCTTTGACCCCAATAAGGTGACGGTGGCAGAAAGCTATACTTTGACCGAAGCGGACATGAAGCAGCTGCGTGAATACGACATCGTCTTCAAGGCTGCCTCCGCTGCAAACTGATTGGAGGGTGTTAAATAATGGCAACTACCATTGATTTTTTTGATACCTATGTGCTGCTGGCGATTACCGAGGAAATCGTCCCCCAGCCGTCCTTCTTCAAGGACAGGTATTTCCCCACCGGCGCAAATGACATTTTCGCCGCCGACAAGGTCCTCACCGAATACCGCAAGGGCGACCGCAAGATGGCCGCTTTCGTTTCTCCCCGCGCCGGCGATATCCCCATGGACCGCATCGGATATGCGATTCACGAGTATCAGCCCGCATTTATTGCGCCGTCCCGTTCTCTGACTCTGGACGACCTGCAGAAGCGCGGCTTCGGCGAAGCTCTGTATCCGGGCATGACCGCCGCCCAGCGCGCCGCTCAGCTCCAGCTTCGGGACATGGCAGACATGGATCTGCGCATTCGCCGCCGCGAGGAGTGGATGGCTGTGCAGACCATGATCAACAACGCCTGCACCATGCAGGAGTACATCGACGCAAACACCCAGGGCGATACGCTGTATGTCCAGTTCTATGACAGTGCCAGCGAGCACACCTACACCGTGGCGCATGTCTGGAACGGAACCGACGGGGATTTCTTTGGTGACGTCAAGGCTATGTGCCGGCTGCTCTCCCGCAGAGGTCTGCGTGCCGCTGACCTTGTGCTTGGTACCGATGCGGCTGATGCGGTTCTCGACCTTGAAAAGGTCCAGAAACTCCTGGACAAGAACAGCGGTATCATCATCGGCCAGATCGAGCAGGCGCTCAGCCCCTACGACGGCGTGGTCTATATGGGTACGCTGAACTTCGGCGGCTTCAAGCTGAACCTGATCAGCTGTGACGAAACCTACATGGGTGACAACGACAGCGAACAGAAATATTTCCCTGCTACTTCTGCGATGGTCACGGCCCCCGGCTGTGGTCACATGATGTATGGCCAGATCAGTCAGATTGACTATGGCAGCGAAAACTTTACCACACACGCTGCGGCTCGTGTCCCTAAGTTCATCCTGGATCAGCCGCATGACATCCGTAAGCTGCGCCTCGGTACCCGTCCGCTGGCCGCGCCGAACAACTATTGCCCGTACATCTACGCCGCCAACGTGGTGTCCTGATGCCATACGGAAAGGAGTAGGACATGAGAAAAGTACAAATCACGAGTGGAGCTTACGGTTACAGACCGGAAGGTTCCCTGCACGTTCAGCCGACTACTAGCAGAGACGGGCCTATCAACCTGGCCGACGAGGAGGCCGAAAGGCTTGTCAAGCTTGGCGTTGCCAAGTACACCGCCGACAGTTCACAGGAAGCCCCTGCCACGCCCGTTGCAACGCCAGAAGGAGGCGGGAGCGACGGAAGGACGACCGAGAACCCGCCCAATGGCGAGGGCGACTCTCAGGAGCCCGAGACGCCCGAAAAGCACCTTGATTCCAAAGACCTCATAAAAAAGATGACCCGCCCGGAAATGGAAAAGCTGGCGGCGGACATGGGCGTTAACGTCAGCGGGGCGAAGAACAAGACGGAGATCGCGCAGCTGCTGGCGGCGGTGCCGGTAAGCGTTGACGAGGATGTGGACGGGGATGACGATGGCGATGGCGAAGATCCGCCTGATCTTTCTCCGGAAGTGCCTGAGACATGAGCGGGTTCAGGGATATGGTGGCGGCCGACAGCAAAAACGTATTCATGAACGCGGACGAGTTTGCCGACACCCGCACCATTATTTATGATGGGGTGACATATCAGGATATTCCCATTGTGCTTTCCGGCCTTAAGGAGCAGGACAGAAATCAGCTCGTTACTACTTCCGATCACGCGCAGGGGCTTTACCTTGTATCCTCCGTTCTTCACTGCGCGGTGGCGGACCTGGGCTGGGTCACTCCGGAGAAGGGCCAGCGTATCAAAATCAACGACGAGGAGGGCGGCGGCGGATTCTTTCGGGAATTCTACGTCGCCTCCTCTGTCTGCGAGATCGGCATGTTGCGCGTTGAACTGGAGGCGATTGATGAATGAGCACCGTATACTTCGACGAGGTCGGCGAGTACCATCTTGACCGCGTGACAAAGCTGTTGGCCGGCATCCCGGGCGGCGTTTACAAGGCAGTCGGCAGCGCGATCAAAAGGTCGGCGCAGCACGGGCTGACGGTCGGCATGAAGATCGTTTCGGAAGAATACGCCATCGGGCAAGGAGAACTCAAGAACCGCACGAAGCATATTAACACCGTTGCCAAAGACAGCGCCGGCTCCTACGAAGTAACCTTCGGATACCGTGGCAATGTGATCCCGCTGATTCACTTCGATACTAAGATTGATACCAGCGGCCGCATTGCCACGCGCGTTCTTCGTAGCAGTGCGCGACAACTTCTCGACCATGCGTTTACCGCCCATGTTGGAGCGCATACCGGCGTGTTTGAACGTGAAACGAAGGAACGAACGCCGATCAAGGAGCTATTCGGACCGTCGGCTGTGCAGGCGTTCTACGCGCATGAGGAAACGGTGGACAAGATGGACAAAGAGATCGGCAAAACCTATGAAGCGCGCATTGAGCATGAGATCACGCGCGTCCTTAATGGATGGGGAGGGTAAACGATGACCAAAAACGCATTGCTCGACGCACTGGCAGCCGTCACCGAAGAAGTGACCTGCGACCTGATCATGCCGATCTGCATGCAGAAAGGCGATTCGGAGCAGCAGTACAGAGCCGCCGAGGTGTATAAGATGCGTCTCCCGGACAGCAAGGCGGCCAAAAAAAAGGCCCCGTATATCCTTCACCAGATCATCACAACCAAAGACGAGCAGCCACAGGGCGAAAGTGTGGCCGCGACAGCGACCGTCCGCTCCATCTTCTGCGTCTATAACAACGATGAACAGGAGGGCGGCCTGATGCTGCTCAATCTCATGGAGCGGCTGCGCATCAGCCTGCTTCGGCGGGTCGTGATCGACAGGCGTTTTCAGCTTGACCTTCAGGCCGGGCTTGAATCGCTTATCTATCCGGACGACACCGCGCCATACTATGCTGGGGAAATGTCCTCCGTTTGGAGGCTTCCGGCAGTTGAAAGAGAGGTGCCATCACTCAATGGCGACTAAGAAAGAAACCGAGCCTGCGGTCGTTGAGGCCGCAGAGGAAGAAACCGTTGTGGAAACCAGAAAGGCAGCTCATCCAAAGGCCGCGAAAGCGACTGTGGAGAGCTGCCGTTTTAGCGTCTACCTCGGTCCTTCCATTCGAGGGGTGATTCAGCGCGGTACCATTCTCAACGGTACAAAGGAAGAGGCTCTTGCTTCTATCTCTTACGCCGTTGAGAAGTTCCCGCTGATCGCCTCCCTCGTGGTACCCGACGAAACCATCGCCGAAGACCGCGTGAAGGTCAAAACGCCCGGCAACCTCCTGTACATCAATTACAGGAAGCTGGCCTCCGGGCAGAAATCAAAATAAGGAGGAAATCTAAATGGCTAATCATGGCGTTTATGTGTCCGAGCAGGCAACGAGCGTCAGCACCCCTGTGGTTGCCGATTCCGGCATTCCGTTTGTCATCGGTACCGCGCCCGTGCAGAGCGCCGAATCTCCCGCCTCCGCCGGCACTCCCGTACTTTGTACGAGCTGGGATGAGGCAGTGGAAAAGCTCGGATACTCCGACAACTGGGGGAGCTACCAACTCTGCGAATTTATGTATTCCCACTTCAAGCTGTATGGCTGCCAGCCGGTTATCTTCTGCAACATGCTCGACGCTTCCACAATGAAATCCAGCGTTGCGGCTGCGGATGTGACCGTTGCCGACCACAAGACCAAGCTGCCGATCGAGGCGATCAACGACAGCAATCTTGTCGTTAAGGCATCCGGCGGCACTGGCTCCGCGTATGTAAAGGGTACCGACTACGATACCTACTACTCCGGCGAGTACCTGATGATCGAAGTCCTGTCCGGAGGCAGTGCGTACAGTGCGTCCGCGCTGAACGTGGCCTACAACAAGGTTACCCCCGCATCCGTTACCGCTGCTATTGTGGCCTCCGGCATGGAGAACATTGAAAAATGCCTGACCACGCTGAACACAATCCCCGATCTGATCTGTGCGCCCGGCTTTTCCGACGCCACAACGGTCGCCGCCGTTATGGCGACCAAGGCGGGCGGCATCAACGGTATGTTCAAGGCCAAGGCGGTCATCGACATCAGTTCTTCCGACAGCGGCGGCGCTACGTCCTATACCGCGGCGATGACGATGAAATCCAGCAACAACTTCACCGATCCTGATGAAATCGTGTGCTGGCCGATGCTGAAGCTCGGGAACTACAAGTTCCATATGAGCACACAGCTCGCCGGGCTGATGGCGCAGGTCGATACCGACAACAGCGGCTGCCCTTACGAGAGCCCATCCAACAAGAACTTCCAGTGCGATTCTATGGTGCTGGCGGACGGTACGGAGCTTGACCTGACCAAGAGCCAGGGCGATACCCTCAACGCGGCCGGTATCGTTACCGCGCTGAACTTCCTTGGCGGCTGGGTATGCTGGGGCAACTACACCGCGTGCTACCCGTCCAACACCGACGTTAAGGACTATTTCATTTCGGATTCCAGGATGTTCGACTGGGCGGGAAACACGGTCATCAAAACATTCTGGAGCAAGCTCGACAAACCGATGAATCGTCGCCTCATCGACACGATCCTGGACACCTGCAACATTTGGCTGAACGGTCTGGTTGGCGCGGGGTACCTGCTTGGCGCTCGCGCCGAGTTCAAGGATGGAGAAAATGCGCAAACAGACCTTATGGCAGGCATTGTCAAGATCCACATCTACATGACTCCGCCCAGCCCGGCGCAGGAGATCGACTTCGTACTCGAGTACGATGCCGACTATGTGACCTCGGCTCTGCAGAGCTAAGAAGGAGGAATAACAGATGTCGAAATTCGACGAGAGCGTGATCAACTTCGCTGTCTACGAGGACAGCGTTGAGTATGTCGGTATGGCGAAGGCGACGCTGCCCGATCTGACCGCTCTGACTCAGACCATCCAGGGCGCGGGAATCGCCGGCAACGTGGAGGCCGTTATTCTCGGCCACTACGACGCCATGTCCCTTACGCTCAACTTCCGCACCACCACGACCCAGAGCATCAAGCTCTCTGAGCCGCGCCGGCACAATATCGACTTGCGCGTGGCGCAGCAGGTCGAAGATACCGTAGCTGGCGCCGTGGCTGTCCAGAAGGTCAAGCACATTCTGGTGGTCATTCCCAAGAAAGACGCCGGGGGCTCTCTTGCCCCCGCAACGACCGGTGATGGCTCCGGCGAGTATGCTGTCCGTTACTGGGCCACCTACATCGACGGCGTGAAGTACCGCGAGATCGACCCGCTGAACTACATTGCCTAC